GCCCTTAATATTAAATCCGCGAAAATGTATTGGGACAGACAGAGTTATCCCGAAGTCTATGAGAGCATGAATCGGCTGGAAGAAACTGCGGTCAAGATATGCAAAAAGCGGGTGGCTGAATTTAGGCAGAAGTGACCTTGGTGGATCGTGGTTAACCTGGGCGAGTAATTTAAAATAAATCTGTTGATTTTCTTAATGGCTTCATTGGCCTCCCCTTACTCGCCCCCTACCTATACCACCTCTACTACACAACTACCTATCCTACTATTACCACCTAGCCACAATCTTCTACAAGCTATACCACTCCCACAACTGCCTACTACTGTCAGTTACCTTCCTATGCCTATATAGAGAATGTCTTACTCTTGTTATACGTGAATCCTTTGTGAGCCTTGTGTTTATTGGGTTTGTGCTTCTACTGTAGATTCTCTCGCTTGATTGCCGGAGTGTTCGTTTTAATTAGTCTCTCTATATAGGACTACTGATAAAAATCTTGTGCCGGAGTTTGTGTGGAGGATATTCGTTTAACCTTTGTCTGACTTTTGTTTTACGTTTGATTGTTTCTTTACTGGTAAATTTTTATTGGATTATGAAGAGTTAAATGTGACTCAGTTGGGATTTCAGTTGATTGGTTAGAATATTTCTCTGCTGGATGTGAGTTGTATTTAACTCTGTGGGTGCTTATTTTACTTAGTTTTCAATTACTTATGATTTCGCGGGGATTTACTCAGGATTTTGACATTATAACCCATTGATTTTAAAGGGCTTTTATTTTCTCCATAAGACGCTTTCAGAGACGTTCTGAGCGTGTTTAAATCCTAATGACGAAAGTATACGTGTCACATGCTAAAACGCTGTCAGGGACGACGGCACAACGCTACAAGGAGGACTTTATGTCAGTAGCAGATCTCTATCTAAATTACGCTTACGGTGTGTTCGCTGCCTTTGCTTTGTTATTCGCTTATAGACCCATTAGAGAGTATTTCTTATGGCTTCCTATAGGTATGCCGATATTCACTGCCTTCCTAAGTTTGTTGCCTGATCCTAGCGGAAATATTGGGGAAATGATTGCGTCTGGATTTGTTCTTAGCGTTATCTGCCTGAGCGCTTTGGGTGCTGTAGTGATGGCTGAAGGAATAGGAAGACAAATAGGTCTAATAAAAAGCCCACAATAAAGTGGGCTTAAGCATTGTCGTTTAGTATTAACCATTCCACTGGAAGTCTTCTATGGCTTCCTGCTTGATAATCTCCAACTCATCTTTGGTGAAATGAGAGAAATCGAAATCGGCAGGACTCAGATCTTCACTGTAAATTGTTTCTCTGCCTGTATCTTCAAACAACAAGACAGAGCATTTTCCATTCTTTACATTTACTGTGGCAGGAATGGAAATGTTGATTACTTCTCCATCTTGCTTTACCACTCTTTTTATTCTCGTCTGATAAGCCATAAGCGATTCACTATGATATGAGCTTTGGGTTATTCATTTCCGATAGTAGCTTCGTGGTATTCCTTGATAGCTTGTCGCCTAACTCTATCAAGCTCTTCTTTGGTGAAGTCAGAACTTACAACCATATCACAAACGGTGTTTGTTACAGCGATGGTGATGTCAGTTCCTTCTGGTGCGATCTCTACTGAAATTTGGTCTTCACTGACTTCTTCAATAACTACCGGAAGCCAAACATCAAATCCCTCATCTCCGTCTACCGCTATAAACGCTTTAACCTTAGTTTCGAATGTCATTATGTCCCTACTTCGTTGTCCACTTTGGTCTGATTATATGGCTAACGAGAGTCATCTGTTAAGGGACATGCAGACCTAAAAACAAATATCCTGATCTTCAGGCTCGTAGAGCGATGAGTCAGATAGACTTGGTTTGATAGGTAGATGCCAATTCGCCCTTTCTTCTTCTGTTAGGTCACCAAGCCTAATCTCTTTCCAGTCGGTGACAGTGAGAACTCGCCCGGTTTCAATGACAGTGAATTGGTCCCCATCTCGCTTTCCTTCCCAACCTCCATTCTCGACCCAATACATTCCCTCCATGTTTACTGAACACATTTCGCCGTTTACTGAACACATAAGGCCGGCCTTTTCTGAGAACATATAAGCTTTCTGGTTAAACTCTTCTGTTCTTATCTGATCATTAATCTCTTTGAGTTGAGCCTCTAAGCTGATTTTCTCTTCTTTTAATAAATCGATATTCATCTAAACGACCTTAGTAGGAACATAAACGTAATCATCTCCCTGCCTGCAACTAAACTTGATTGGCCAGAAATCCTTCTTTGCCATTCGTCTAAGCTTCACCCTTAGATAGTCTTGGCTCCATTTATACTTATTAACTCGAAACTCACCTCTGCGATTGGCTATCTCGATAATATCTTCGCAGGATAGTCTTTTAGGTTGTCTCATCATTCTTCTTCCAGCTCTGCATTGTCAGTTAACGCATGAAGGGTTGTGCAATTTTCGCATCGAATGAATACCTCCGGCTTGAAACCTTCTTCTCCGAAGTCTTGCCCTTTCTCATCGATTACGAACTTAAACTCGTCATTGCACCCGCAGTTACCGCAAATCATGTGAAGTCTTGCTCTAGCCATCATCCTATCTCCCTTCTCTGTAACTCATGCCACAACTCATTGAAAACACCTTCGGTGTATTTTGGATCTCCAAATGGTCTGCTTTCATCGATCATCTTTTTAAGTTTTTGAACTATCCGCATCTCAACCTCTCTATCATGCTGTTTAAGCTCATCAAGGGTGTAGTAGACACCTCTAATGGCGATCCTTTCGTGTGCTGCCAGTTGAGCTTTCAGAAAGTCAATTTCTCTTTGAACACAAGAGGTCAATTGATAATGAGAGCCATCTTCTCTTAGTTGGCCGTGACACTCTTTGCAGACTTTTATGCCCATAGTCCCATCCCTTTGCGATGTTCCTTTATTTTCTTAGCCCCTTCGTTGATTCTTTCCATCATGGCCTTAGTTCTAGCAGCGCTCTTTGCGCCTTCTAAAAGCAATTGCGCTCTTCTGTCGATCAAAGGTTTAATCTGACTGTTGAAAAATCTTTCTTTGGCCGAGTATTCTTTGACGCTAGTTTCGTTGTATCGACCAAGTTCGTAGATTAAAGAACTAAGCTCTCTGGTGCTTAATTCCTTCCAGTTACTAGGTTTTCTCATGACGAAGCTCCCCAAGTTTGATAGTCAGCCTCAGTCATTCGCTCTTCTGTGTGTCTTGTTTTTGATTCTTCTTTGATTAGATCCTGTTTGTGATCTTCGCAAGCGAAAGTAGAGTGTCGGTGTTCATCCGTATAAACCGCTCTCGTTGTCTTTGGAGGACAGAAGGAACAGTATGGGCCAAGATGTTTCTTTTTGAGTGTTATCATTGTTTAGGCTCCCAGGTGCTAGATCCACCTATAAAAATACTGCCTTTTCCGTCAATCTCTCTGAGCTGCAAAAATCCTGTGCCCATTCCTGCTCTAACTTCTATGTCATCCGAGAAATACTCTAGTAAGGCACGAAGCTCACCGACATTGTGGAACGTTGTATTGTCGTGCGATTTACGAAGCTCTTTAATGATCTTTACATTGCTAACACGGTTATTTTCGCGTCTTCGTCTTCTGATGAACTGATAAGCTTCGTAGCCCGTCATCAAAATCCCGATGATCATTAACGGGATCTCAAACATCTTGGCTCTCCTCTACAGGATATTTTGAGTGACAAAGATCGCTGCCGTCTAAAATCTTCACATAGACTTTGTTCGGGAGATCAGAGTTAGGCTTTTTGTAATACTTAGTTTTAAACAAGTAATGACTTCCAACCAAAACATCTCTCCAACGATTGCAATGCTTCCTTCTGGCAACACCTTTTAAGACTTCCCCTTTGTCGTTTTGGATGTTTACCCAAAAGTGCTTAGGAGGATCAACATAAGTGACCTGCCACTTCACATATTGAATCGATACCGTCTCTTCTTGATTCAAAAACCTTTGACGCTCTATATGATCTTTCACCTTTGAAGTGCATTGAGCACAAAACAAGATAAAGGCGGCAATAAAAACTACATTTAGAATCTTCGCTGTCCTACTCATAGCGGTTCATCACCCCGCTATCGACTTCTACCTCTCTAATTCTCATTGAGTGATAGTATTTGCCCTGTCCCGACTTTTTGAATTTAGTTTCAATAGCTTCAGCCTTTTGCTTAGTTGAGCAAATAGCCTCTATTCTGAAGCCCGTTTCATACTGACAGGGACAAGTTTCAAACACCCAAACGGTCTTCAGGCTCTCAGTCGCATCAAAGTCATATCCGCGATTAACTAGAAGGGTTTCTAATGTCTTAAGCGCCACCTCTCTATTCCTATGCTGAGATCTATGCTCTTCGCAAGTAACAACAGTTCCGGTAGGAATGTGGATTACTTTCATCCCAACAGGCTCTTTGATGCTCCATTGCCCCTGAGTTTTGCTAGACCAGGGAGTTATTTTCACCTCTGAAGATTTGAATTTAGCTTTCATGAATTAGTCACCGTCCCAAATGCTTTCTGGGATACGCTTAACCACAATCACATCTTCAGCCTTGTGATAGACACTTCCACACCCAAACAGGTCATCGCCTTCAATGTATGCAAGGCAGGCTTTACAGCCTGTCGACTTGACTGTTATCGCATACCAAGCGCCGTCTTCCAGTTTGATTGGACGCTTAATCTCGTGCCAATCACGATCCATCGGCATAGCTTCGCTAATAAGGACTTCTCCCGCATTAGGGTTAACTGAAACAACAAGCTCATTAGATACATGATCCCAGTTGATCATCTTTGCTACTTTATTTTCATTCATCTTCGCTCTCCCAGTCTTTGGTGACATAATCAAACAGCAAGTCAGTTTTTGAGTAGAAGGCAACTAAGTTGCCGTCCTTCATTAAGTTGACTCCGATAGCTTCATGAGGATATTCATCTGCATAGGCAATCTCGGTATAACAACGTCCCGACTCTTCACCGTGAACTTCCTTATACATGCGTAAAAGCTTTTGCTCTTCACTCATCTTCAAATCCCTCTTTAGGAAGAACTCGCCAATCTTCTTTCTTGGCTTGCTCGCTGGTTTTTCTGTAGCCCTTCTTCATCAGTTCTTGCATGAAATAACGAAGTTGGTAGTGTCGATAAAGACTCGATAACTCTAAGATCAATTTCTTTCTTACTACGCTTAACATCCATGCAATGCACCAAAGTAAAAGCGTTAGCAATACGATAGAAATTGTTGCTTTACCCACTGCGTAGACGGCCGCTTCAAACATCTCGAATCTCCACGCCAAGCATTAACAAGCAATCAGATTCCATTTCCTTGATTACTGTTTCAATGGTTTGATTTGAGCCGTAGTGAGAGGTTGGGAGGAATTGGAAACACTTACGGTAGAGTGAACCCAATGTCCCGGAGGTATTGTCATCATGATCAAAACATAGGAAGTATTTCTCTTGATTGTGGGCATTCCAATCACACTTCCAACCTTGTTCAGCGTTTAGTTCCGCGATTCGATCTAAAACGCGCACGGTAGCCAGTTGCTGGTCGAGTGCGGCTTGTGCTTCCTCTTCGGTGCGGTAGACGTTGGCGAGTGCGTATTTACCTTTGTCCATTACCGTGTTTTGCCAAGTAGTAGAATCAACCAAACATTTAAGTGATATATACCAATAATACTCATCAATCTCAGGCTTCCAACGACCTGCTGGTGCAGGTTTGCCGTCAGACAGCGCTTCAATGGCCGCTTTTAGCTCTTGGCCTTCAGTTATCCATTTGTCGAACTTTTCCATCAATTTTTCTTTGCTAGCCATCTTTCTTCTCCAAAACCATAAGATAAGTAATTTCTTACTTATTAATTAACTAATAAAAATACTAAAACAGCGAATAAGGCGATCACAGAGATTAAGATTGCCTTTCGTATATCGGTTTAAGCTTCTCATTCATAAAGGCAACAGCCTCATTCCAAGTGCAAACGATCTCAGTGTTGTTTGCGGGCTGCATGTAAACGTCCTTCTCGCAGATATGGCATTTAGGATGATAACTTTCTAAATCTTGGCCACCGCCCGCCCCGCATTCAGGACACATAACTCTTACTCTGTATTCGCCCCACAAATATCGAATGTTTGCTTTATTAGCTGACATTAACCCTCCCCTAAAACTTCTTTCCAAATGCGTGTTATTTCGGCCTTCCTCTGTTCGATTGTGTGATCAGGAAAAGCCTCTAGTGCTGACGCTGGACGGCCGTTAACTACGAAATTAAATCCTTCGGCAACGCCAAAAGATTTTCGGTAATACTCAACGATTACCGAAGGATCTAATTGAGAAACGGTAGTGAGTGCGTTACTCACTGTCTTTGTCCATTGAAAGCATTGCAGGGGTTTCACCAAGAACAGAGCTGACCATCTTAGATGTAACCTCCAAGATCTTCTGGCCTTCGTCAGTCTTAGCCAGGTGATCAACTAGAATCTGGGCTTCCATCTGCTCAACCATCTCATCGATGTTGCGGAGCTTATCAGTGAGGGCGCGTTTTGATTCATCAATCTCTTCAATAGCATCGGTGATGACATGTAACTCTTCGATGTGCTTAATCCAATAATCATCAAGCTCGATCTGGCAGTAGTAAGAGATTTGATTGTCATAAGACTCTTCATCACGGGTATCAACCTTTAAATCGACTCGGATCTGTATGCAGTTGTCCGATGGCTTATGGCCATCCTTGATTCTTCGTGCCGCACAACCGCATTCTGCATCATCAACAAGGTCACGATTTGACAAAAACTCATCTGACTCATGCAAGAAAAAATTTAATGCCGTTCTTAGATTGAAAATTTCTGAGTCATTTTCAATTTCTAAAGCCAGTTTGTTTTTTAGGTATTTAACAAACGCATCGAATTCGAAGTGGTCATTCTTTTGTTTGGTAAGATCTTGCAATTGCTCACTAAAGCCTTGAATTTGCTTCTCAAGTTGAGCCTTCATCACCTGCTTTCCGATTTTCGCGGAGTAGCCGATGTTATTGGTGGTTTGCTCGTGTTGCGTAACTGGTAGAACTGCATTTTCTGACATTTTTAATCTCCTAATTAATGAACAACTTAATAGTAAGTAAAATATGACTTACTATTAAGTTTAAAAAAGTGCCAACTTGATTTTAAGCTGCCAACTCCATTGCCTGATCGTAATTCATCACAATCGCTTCGCCGGAATTAGTGACGCCCGTTAAGCAGCACTCCAAGCCATTCTGATAAACAATCTTTAAGATTCGCAAAGCTTCATCAGTAGATGAAATCGGCTGAGAACAACCTTCCTGACCTCCAAATGCTAGAGGGATCTGAAAATTTACATGGAAGTGATCGAATTTTGGCAAAGGCTCAGGTTTAGATTTTTTCTTACCTCTCTCACCAAGAAGCCCGTTCTTTTGAAGTAGCCCCTGATAAGCGATAGTCAAATTTTCAAGAATGGATATTTGCTCGATAGCATCAGCCATCGTTTGCTGTAGTTGAGGGGCAAGAGCCTGATTAGAGGATGCTGTTTGAAGGTCGTATTTGATCTTGTTTAGAGTTTCACACATTTGCATTTACCGTATTTGAAGTAATTGATACGGAGAGACAGATAGAAGTGTGGCGGTAGACTTCATGCCAGTGATTCAATTTGTATCTCCTAATTTATGTATCCATTGTGATCGCTGAACACAGGCGATTAAAGCTGTGGCAGATTAATGAATTCGCTTAAACTCACCTGTTTCAGTGTTGCGTGAGGTAGCAAATTCAATCTGTGCCAAGTCCGTCCCTCCTGATTCTTCTTTGATCAAGCCAAACAACTTTGATCTACTCATTCGAGAACTGCCGGACATTAAAGAGCCGATAACACGAGTGCCATCGGCTAGTATTGCTAGATATGAATACCTGTAAGTTTCCATATTCAAAATGTAAGTCATTACTTATTTATTATCAAGGTTAAATTGATAACTTTATCCAATTAATGAATTCCTCATTAGAGAAGAGCAGAATATTGTCAGCCTCTTCTTTAGTGCATTCACCTTCATACACAGGCTCTCCATCGTTCTTTTGGGTAGTAACGACAAAGACAACCGGATCTTTGTCTGGATCTGATTGTTGATTGATTCCGGTGAAAATGACATTAATCAGAATGTGATCGGCCTCATACTCAACTAAGCGACTGGAATAAACAAAGTCGTCCGGCAATGATTTATGAAGCTCTCTCCACTCCTTCCCAGAGCATTTAAAGATTTCTTTAGTCTCTGCATCAATTGAATAAAAAACGTGTGCCGTAGTCATCAGAGCGCTCCTGTTGCTTTACAGCCTTTGTGAGTTAAACCGTCTTCACTGATTCGAGGGTGTATCCCACCTGAAGCGGTCTCCAAATACTGACAGCCTGTTCCGTGATCTATTCGTAAGACCATGTTAGAGCGAACACCGACAGATTTGTTGTCAGTATCATTGAGGCTTTTGTCGGTAGAGGCGCTTGCAAAGGTTATTCCGCCAATTGCAGCAATCACAACAGGGATCAACAAAGAAGTTAATCCCTTATGGATACCACCCTTAACTGCGGCCTCAGTATTGGCTTTATAGTCACTCCAGAACTCTTTTTCGCCTTGAGTCATCATGCTGCTTCAGCCTTATCTTCAGCACCAGGCAAAGGGCGTTTTGAGTCGATCATGCTGTTCAGAGATTTGATCGATTCGACCGGAATCAAAGCTGAAGAGTTTGGGTCTGTGAATTCAGGTAAAAACTCTTTCGCTTCAGGCCATACTTCTAAGAGTTTGTTTACGGTTTTAACAGAGCCAAGTGTTGCACTGATCAATTCACCCATCTTGACTAATTCATTCTCGAAAGCTCTGCCCTTCTCAATAAGATTTTCCCACTCTTTGATGATCTCAGAGTCTTTTTCTGGCGTCAGATGAACATCAGTGTTGTAACGAAGATTTAGAGGCACAAAGAGTCTCTTGTCGGATTGGTGATTGTTTGAGTTGTATGCACGAAGAAATTTCTGACCTTCATTTTTTTTGGATGAAACAACTCTCATTCCACGATTTCCCGAAGTCAGATCTTTTTTGATGGTCAGAACATTCTTGTAATTAACGCAGACAAGGGACACTTCGCTAACCAAATATTGTTGGTTACTAATATCATGGTCTTCGGCGTTTGAAGACCCATATTTAGGATTAGGCTCAGAAATGCGAAGAGAATATGAGTCAGCCTGGTAAAAACCAGAAGGATCAAGTCCTTTGCTCTTAATCAAATCACTTACGCCCTCATGAAAGTCACGATGGAAGTGAGCCATAGTTTTTGTGCTCAACTCGGAGTGCTCTTTAACAAGGGCGTCCAAGTCCGATTGCAATGATTTGGTCAACACATTATCCAAAATCTGTGCACGAATAGCTTTGGTTAGAGTTCTTGATTTAGCCATGATTAAAATCTCCTGTTTTATGGCGAAAGAAAACACCCCAGATTTTTCACTGGGGCTGTTTAACTAAACGACTTCTGAAAGTGCCTTAAGCAGTGCGGAGTCTTTGTTGATCTCGAAGACATTGCCCGCACCTTTCGTAGTCACGTTTAATTTGTGAAAAATGTTTGTGGTTTGCGAAGCCTGAGAGCTTGCAGTGCCAGGTGAGTAGCTATCCATTAGACTGTTTTTAAAGTCCTTGGTAGATATGGACTTGTGCTCAGTCAGGTATTGAATACCCTTAGCCGTATAAACGGACAGTTGGTTTTCGGCATGGATGCACTTATAAATGTTTAGAACCTTGTCTTTCTGTTTAACAGGCAGCGCCTCATAAACATCAACAAGTTCAGCCTTGTTTTCCATTCCACACATACCGATGAACATGTCTTTGTCATCGATAGCAGTGAAGCCTGTCATCTTGCTTGAAGAGCGAGTTGTTTTTGGTTTCTCTTTGGCTTCGACTTCGACCTCTACGGCCTTTTTAACTTCGATTGAATCTTCGATAGACGAATGAATTTCATCGGCCACTTCAAGCTCACGCTCTACGGCCTCATCGATTTCTTCAGAAAGGTCTAAGTCATCTTTTGCTTCGACCGTTTCTTCCTCAGCTTCAACCTCGATCTCAGATTCGAGATCCATCAATAAGCTGTTTAGCTCGTCATCGTTCATGATTGCTTCGTTTGTGCCAGTCATTTGTAATCTCCTAATTAATTAATTCGCTTAACTTGCGATACACAAACAATATTAAAATCGTGACTCCGGCGATTCGATATTAGGCAGTTCAGAATCAAATTTTCTGTTCGCCTCTAGCCATCGAATTGCGGGGCTTGCAGCCAGGATTGCGATATGAGCCGCAATCACGATTAGAGCGACAAAGACTCCGGTTAATGAGTGCGCCAACAAGACGATCATTACCTGCATCCAATCCAAAAGAAGAGAAAAAGGGAGTGCCTTTTCATAAAGGTTGTTAAGCAGCTTCACGGGTGGCCACCTCCGTAAGATCGATGTTGAACTCACCATGTGAAACCCCTTTAAAGAAGCACTTCATCATGCGATCAACGTCATATTCAGCGGCGTGAGCCTTGTCTTCGTCATACTCATAGCCTGAAGCACGACAAAGCTCTTTAAGACTTGGCAATTTGCCATGAGGAGTTGCCCAACGTCCGTTCTCCATAGTGCAAAACACCTCTGGGTTGGGAACGGAATAACCCAATCGTTGCATCTCACCCTTTAGAAATGTCCAATCGAAATCTGCGTTATGAGCAATGAAGACATCGGTTTTAGCGATCAACCCGTGAATGCTAGGCATCAACTCTTCGATTGTCGGGCAATCAGTAAGCTCTTCGAATGAAATATGGTGAACAGCTTGAGCTTTAGGATCGATTGATCGTTGAGGGTTTATTCGCTTAGTCCAGATGAGTCGAGGCTCAGGAATAACGGAGAAGTCTGTGATGTTGTAAATAAAGCCACAAACCTCAATGATCCTATGCCCTTTAGACTGATCTAAGCCTGTTGTTTCCAAGTCAATGCCTGCGATTAACATGCTTTGTATCCTTGTGATGAAAGAGTTTTAATGGTCGAGTTGAACTTCTTTTTGAGGTCCATAGGGTCACTAAAGGAATACGGCTCTACTTGCTTGTGTCTGCCCGACTTAAAGTCATACCCTCTTGAAACCGTCATTCGACTGTTGGCTGTGTCGAGATTGATCTGAGCAAGATCGCCCTCTTTGTTTACAAAAGTTCGAATGTAAGTGGTGAATCCCTTGCTACCCTCAAGCTCTTTTATGAGCACCGTAAGGATTTCGGTAAGCTCTTCACTGACGAGTCCAGAGGTCAACCAAAAGACTGCTTTCAGCGTCTCTATCGCTTCTCTCTTGGTCATCTGAAATGACTCGAATTTGGTGTATGTATTCTGAATTAGCGAAGTGGTCTTCGACTGAAGCTCCGCTCGATAGTCCACCGGACTGATCTCTGTGACTGACATTTTGTATCTCCCATTTAAAGCGCCCCTCAATTACGTCATCGACAAATGACGGCAGGGCGAAAACAGCAGCTACGAATAGAAAACGTAAAAGTTTCATGAGGCATCTCGCTTGCTGATTTATAAAATCATGTTAAGCAAGCGAGAAAGAAAAGTAAATAAGAACTTACTTATTTAATGAAAGGAAACGCTACCTGCGTCTGAGGTCATTACAGACTCGATCCGAGAGATCACGGTCATCATCTGATCTAGACGGTATTCAAGATCGGTTTCCTGATCGGACAATGAGAACACAAAGCCATTGTATTCCTTGGACTGAGCCAAACCAGTTATCAGCGCATGAAGATGAGTTCTATAGCACTCGTTTAAAGCGCCCTTCCCTGGCTCTGGGACAACAGGAATACCGGGAGGCACAATGACCAAAGCAGTGAAATTCTCATTCAACAGCTCATAACACCGCTGCATATAGTCGCTTAATGCCAAATGCTCGTCTTCACAAGAAGGAGTAGCCTCGGCAAGCGTATATGCCATGTAATCCACTGGCGATCTATCCGTCACAAAGGCGCAGGACTTAGACCAAGCAGAAGAGGCGTGATCCAGAATCTTATTTTGAATTACCAATCGATCTTTCATACCAAAAGACTTAGAAGGATCATAACCTGCATCCATCATAATCTCTGAGGTATTCGTCTTAAGGAATGGCATAAAGCCATCCCCAAGAGAGTCAGAAAGATGATCAGATAGTTTCTGGGCTAAAGTTGTTTTTCCAACTCTGTGCGCCCCTACAAGTGCTATCTTCATTAGTTAATTCCTGAGTGTCCAAATCCACCTTCACCACGATCACTCTCAACATCGAAGCCATCAACAATTTTCAGTTCAGCCTGAACCACTGGCACAAATACGATTTGAGAAACGCGATCGCCCACATTCACTTCGAAATCTTCATCACTGCGATTCCATAGACTGATCATCAATTCACCCTGATAATCGGAGTCAATTAAGCCAACAAGATTGCCAAGAACGATTCCATGTTTTGCCCCTAATCCAGATCGAGGCAGTAATGTAGCTGTATAGCCTGGATCTTTAATGTGCATAGCTAATCCAGTCTTAACCATTCGGCATTCACCCGCTTTCAGAACAAAGGCTTCGGTGGATCGCAAATCCATACCCGCAGAGCCGGCCGTTTTGTATTCAGGCAACGGAATTTCACTTCCAATACGATCATCAAGAATCTTAACGCCAACACTAAGCCCCAAAGATTCTTCCACATCATTCTTAGGTTGAATGTCATCCAACATCTTTTCGACGCCAATTTTCAAACACTTATCAAAGACTTTTTGATGAGGAACATTCATGGTCGTAGCAAGAAAATTGATTTGCTCGCCTAAAGCTCGTTTCTCATCTGCTTCTTTCATGTGATCTTCGCTTAGAGCGCCCTCTATCTTTGGCTTAAGGATGTCCACCCAAGCTTCAGGATCGTCTTCGGATGCTTTAGCAAGCACATGAGCCATTTGAGTAACATCAAAGAACTGAGGTATGAAGCTAGGAGTATGAACATCTCCTTCAGCCTCTAGATTGATGATGCTGACCACAACCTTATCCAACAGATAAACACCGCGATAAGCAGCATCCAAGAACAGATCGTAAATATGCTTTCCGCCAATAATCCAGATAGCCTCATCTTCGGAGAACATGCCCGGAGTCTCTGATGCAAAACCCTCCGTGATTGACTCAAACGTAAAAAATTCAAAACCCTCGACAGCTTCAAACTCACGCTCATCAACCAGAACAATATTTCTTCGATTTGGAAGTGGCTTACGACCTAAAGAGTCCATCGTATTCCATCCCATAATTACAGTCCCGCCTTCGGTTTGAGACTTAAACCAAGCCAGATCTGATTTACACTTCCAAGGCAGCTTCCCTTTGTTTCCGATTACTCCGTTGCGAGACGTTGCCATTATCATTGATACGTTCATGTTTATTACTTTTCCCTTTACCGTTAATTTGAGCCACAAGCTCAACAGATTGCAGCCTGTTAAATAAATTGTTTAAAAGCACCGCAAACCCGGTAAACACCAAGATCCCGAAAATTGCATGTGCGTCTGTTACCCCGTTAAAACCTTGAATGACTGCTGCCAGTGAATTGCATAAACTCAAAAAGCAGCATCCCATTAGGAGTCTGTTAACTCCCCCTCTAACCTTGCGTATCTCTGATAAAACAAAATTCATTTCCTTCACCATTGTAAGTAAGTGTTTACTTATTTAGTTAAACAAATTTAGAGAGGTCGTTCAAACTAAACTGATACCGCAGCTTTCATGAATGGTTCATGTCTGTAGCCGATAAGATCAAAATCGGAAAACTCAATTTGATCCAGATCTTTTCCTTCACCGTTGAATACCACATAAGGAAGTGCATGAGACTTTCGCTCAGACGCTTCTTTTGCCAGGTCAATGTGATTGTTGTAGATGTGATAGTCACCAAAGGTATGAACAAAGTCGCCTGGAATCATGTTAGTGAGGCCAGCAATTACAATCGTAAGAAGACTATAACTGGCAATGTTAAATGGAACGCCAAGAAAACAATCAGCCGATCTTTGATACAACTGACAACTCAAACGCCTGGTTGGAAAGCTAATTTCATCTAGCAGCACACAAGCGCTTTCTAAATCCCCGTCATTACAGAAATCCATTACATCGTAATAGACATCCGTAGAGTAGCGGTCAGGACTTCTTGATCTGTCCAAACAAAAGGCTTGTATGCGTTCGTCATCGCTCATTTCCAAGGTGTAGAACTGGAACATCGTGTGACATGGCGGAAGCGCTTGTTTTCCATTTGTCGCGTTCTCATTAGGAGAGAAAGAAATGTCCGGCAGAACTTCGGGATTCCACGCTGAAACAATCATACGTCTTGAGTCAGGGTTAGACTTTAGATCGTTAATTACAGACTGAATCTGATCTACGCCATTAAAGTCACGCCATTGCTTACCGTAGACTGGCCCCAGGTTGCCATCTTCGTCAGCCCACTCATCCCAAATTTTTACGTTATTGTCTTTGAGATATTGAATGTTGGTCTCTCCACGAAGAAACCAAATCAGCTCATGCACTACTGCATTGAAGTTGGTTTTCTTGCATGTAACCAAAGGGAATGCCCGGTGAACATCTTTGAATCGCATCTGATGACCAAACAAAGAGATTGTTCCCGTTCCCGTCCTGTCGTCTTTCTTCTTAGCTGCCGCGATGATGGTCTTAAGTAAATCTTGATACTGCTTCATTACAGTGCTCCCTCAAATGCCGAGAAGTCATCTGTTACCACGTTAGCGTCAACCTGGCTGATTAGATACGAGGAAATTTCAGCCTCTTGTGGTGCTACCTGAACATTGTCAGAGTTCACCCATCCGTTCATCCAAGGCAATGGATTGAACTTCAAATTCACATCAAAGACAGGCTCAATACCAATCTGCTGTAAAGATGAATCTGTCAGCCACTCCACGTATTGAGAAAGAATGTCCACATTCAGTCCCATGATTGAGCCTTTACTGAATAAATACTTAGCCCATTCTTTTTCCTGATTGGCTGCTTCGCGGAAAATCTCACGCATATTGGACTTCATAGTTTGATAAACTTCTTTCCACTCTGCCCCTTCTTCACCAGAACGCCACTTGTTGATGATAAACTTCGTAGATGCCTTATGAAGACATTCATCACGAGCAATCAATTTAATGATCTTAGCGTTACCTTCCATTAGCTTGCGTTGAGCAAATGAAAAGCTACAAGCAAAGCTTACATAGAAGCGCAACGCCTCAAGCGCATAAACCGAAGTAACACATAGAACGATCAAACTCATTAAAGTGCGGCGATCAACGTTTGCGCTCTGAGAGTATTCAATAAGGCGATCGTAGTAACCGGAAACATCTGTTGCACGTTCGATGATGGCTTCATTGGTAACAATGTCATCAAACACTTCCGATGGATTAGGAAGAAGGTTACGGATGATGTGGGTATAGCTACGGCTATGAATAGTCTCGCTGAATGACCAGGTTTCGATCCACGTTTCCAATTCAGGAAGAGAAACCAATGGAAGTAAGGCGACATTTGGAGAGCGACCTTGAACACTGTCAAGTAGCGTTTGGTATTTAAGATTAGACAAGAAGACATGCTGCTCGGCTTCGGTCAAATCATTATGGAATTGCTTGCTGTCTAAGCTAAGACCAACTTCTTCAGGACGCCAGAAAAAGGACAATTGTTTCTCAATATACTTTTCGATTTCTGGGTATTTTTGTTGATCGTATCGAGCGACATTGACGTTCTGACCCAAGAACATAGGTTCTTTGGTTGCGTCAAATTTGTTTTGATTAAATGTTGTGTATTGCTTCACTTTAAATCTCCTGCAATATAAAGGGAGCCTTCGCTCCCCCATAAAAGATAAGTAAGTTTTTACTTACTATTTTGATAGTAAACGAACTGAAATGGCTTTACAACTTGCAAGCTCCGCCAGCGCATCCATCATCTTCCTTCTCTACCGTATCATTCGCCCCGTCACGAGTGTTGTGGTAGTAAAGCGTTTTAAGACCAAGCTTGTATGCCATTAGAAGGTCATTGAGTATCTGCTTAACAGGGACTTTGCCATCTGGGAACTTAGCCGGATCGTAATTTGTGTTTGCAGAAATAGCCTGGTCTACAAACTTCTGCATGATGCCAACTAACTCAAGATATCCCTGATTGTTTGGAATATCCCAAAGCAACTCATACTGATCGGCAATACTTTCGAATTCGGGAACAACCTGCTTAAGTTGACCGTCCTTGCTGGCCTTAATAGAAATGAAACCACGAGGAGGCTCAATGCCATTTGTTGAGTTAGTAATCTGAGAGGAGGTCTCAGAAGGCATGATCGCAGTTACAGTAGAATTTCGAAGGCCATGCTCAAGAATTTCATGACGCAAAGATTCCCAATCCTGATAAAGCCCTTCATCACAAATGTCATCGATGAAAGGTTTGTATGTATCGATCGGTAATAAACCTTGGAAGTAGGTTGTTTCTTTGAATCCTTCACAAGCACCCTTCTCTTTGGCCAACTGACATGATGCTTTCAAAAGATAGAACTGGATAGCTTCAAACAGTTTATGAGTTAAGCGCTTACCAGATCCATCAGAATAGCGTTTATAGTGCTTCGCTAAGTAGTAAGCGTAGTTAGTCACACCGACTCCCAGAGAGCGTCTAAAGAGCGTAGAGCGTTCGGCCGCTTTGATTGGATAATCCTGATAAGACAATAGATTGTCTAACGCTCGAACCACAATTAACGAAAGCTCTTCCAGTTCTTCCAAGTTGTCTAACTCGCCAAGATTGAAGGCCGACAAAGTGCAAAGTGCAATTTCGCCGTTTTCATCTTCTAGACTGTTTAATGGTTTGGTTGGAAGTGCAATCTCAAGACAAAGGTTACTCTGTCGGATTGGCGCTAACTCAGGATTGAATGGGCTGTGAGTATTACAATGATCCACATTCTGAATGTAGATTCGACCAGTGCCAGCTCTTTCTTGGGCCAACAATGAAAACAACTCAATTGCAGGAACAGTCTTCTTGCGAATAGCCCCATCAGCTTCATAAAGATTGTATAGACGGGCAAACTCTTCCTGATCCTCAAAGAAGGCATCGTATAGACCAGGCACTTCTGAAGGGCTAAACAGGGAAATGTCCCCACCAGTCACTAGGCGGTTAAATAAGAATCCATTCAACTGAACGCCGTAGTCTAAGTGTCGAACTCGATTGTCCTCTACACCGCGATTGTTTTTAAGAACCAAAAGACTCTCTGCTTCATACGTCCACAAAGGATAAAAGACCGTAGCAGCTCCACCACGAACACCGCCCTGAGAGCAGCTTTTAACTGCCGTTTGGAAGTGTTTCATAAAAGGGATCATACCAGTGTGGAAAGCTTCTCCACCTCGTATTGAACTACCAATAGAGCGAATAGCGCCAACATTAAGACCAATACCTGCTCGCTGACTGACGTATTTAATAATCGATGAAGACCCGGCATTGATGGAGTCCAAAGAGTCCCCTACTTCAATCAAAACGCACGAACTAAACTGACGTGTAGGCGTTCGAACACCCGACATGATAGGAGTAGGAAGTGAGAACTTCTTGCGTGAAACCGCATCGTAGAATTTTTCAATTAATCCAAGGCGAATGTCTTTACGCTCATCGATATGAAGACACATGGCAATAAGCATGTAAGCAAATTGAGGTGTTTCATAGATCTGCTTGATCACACGATTCTGAACAAGATACTTTTCTCGGAACTGCTCTGTGGCGGCATAAGAATAATCAAAGTCACGATCGTGGCTGATCACTTCTTCCAGGTAATCAATCTCTTCCTTAGAGAACTTCTCAGGGATCTCTTTATCGTAAATTCCGGCAGAGACCAGGTGTGCAATGTGATCGGAGAACTTAGGTGGCTCAAATTGACCATAAGCTTCTTTTCGAAGTGCGAACATGTTGAGACGAGCCGCTACGAACTGAAAGTCCGGTGCTGTCTCTGAAATCAAATCTGAAGCGGTTTTAACCAGTGACTCATGAATTTGCTTTGTCGTGATACCATCAAATAGTTGGATCTGTGCTTGCAGTTCAAGCTGTGACTGGCTTACGTTTAGCCCTTCACATGCGTATTTAGTAATTCGGTGAATCTTGGAAATATCAACTTCTTCTGTATTACCATCTCGTTTGGTAACGAACATAAAAAACCCCTAAAACAAATATGTTGAAGGGGTCATTGTAAGTAAGAACTTATTTATTTTCTAGGTTAAACAGCGTTTTGCCCGTCTAAAAATCCTTGTTGGTATCTCTCATCCCCATAGTCTTCAAGAGTTTTGCGATTTGAAACCTCGACCCACTGCCCATCCATCATCTTATAAACTATGTCAGGTGCTACCATCTTTCCGTTGTGCTCGACCTTTAAGAAATCTGATCCGCCGCCTGTAGCTTCAGGGTCAAAATCAAATTCTACAGTCTTAACTTGGGAAAACGCCTCCATGTGATCAAATAAGAAGTCCAAAGAGTGCATCGGCGCTCTGTCATTCGATTCATCGGTAATAGTTGCATACATATCACCGTGATGTCTGAATATTGTTGTGAACAAAGCCACACCATCGGACTCAGCTTTTTTAGAGCCAATAAGTTTACCCCCTGCTCTTTCGTAAATATTTACGCTATAACCAGCAGAGGGTTCGCCTAGTTTAGTGATCAAAAACTTTAGAGCTACTTTTGACTTCTGCTCTCCCGAATGAAATGGTTCAACCCTAGAGCTTGATGTAATCCACATTAAGGCCAGTCCTCATCAGCTAAAGAAATTCCGCAGGAAGTTACATAAGCCGCGTTCTCTGAGTTGGCGTTGCTAGTTCTTCCTGCGCCATACCACCACATATAATTGCGACCACCTTCGGCAAATATCTCCCCGCAAGGAGGTAGATTCCAGAAGTTAGCCTCATCAACTACCACTTCCGAAGTGCTTACGGTTGGGTATCGATTGAACATAGAGAAATAACCGGGCAACATGCCAATAATGGATCTATTGTTCAAATCACCAGATATAGTGGCAGGAAAGAATATGGGAGATCCCTGTAAGGACGAAGAATAACCATAACTCGTTTCAACTCCCGAATAATCGTAACCACTTGGAACAGAAGAAATAGTGTCAAATGTGATACCCGAGAAATCTCTGCACTTAATTAATCCCTCTCTAGAGGCATTTCTCTGCCAAGGACATGGCCCTTCTGTATAGGTTGGTGTAGTCCCTGAAGAAACTGTGTTTACAATAAAAGAGGCGTATTGGTTGTTATCAATGATGCTCTTATACTCTCCAAACCCAAATGCCCAAGATGAGTGTTTTGGATTTGTAGTCGTAACAATTAATGCCGACGCTTTTACAAAGCCATACAAGGTTTTGTCAGACGCAACTATCGACCAAGTGTTCTGCATTCTGCTTTCTGCTGAAGCCCCTACATAGAGGGTCGCAGTAGTAGCAGATAATGTTGTTGAGTAATGATTTAACGGCAAAAAGAATGCACCATCATTATTGGATTTGAAAGAGTCTGAGCCAGAGCTGACACTGGTCATACTTGAGAAGCACTCGACCACAAACTGAGCAAAATTGAAGCCGTTAAAAGAAACCTCCGAGAATGTCAGCCTAAAATAATCTCTGACCCCGGATTTTGCTCTGAACACCAGTCTTGTAGCATCCTCAAAAACCAAATCCCAGTTACAACCTCCCTGGCCATTGTAGCCAGCGCCAGTCAGGAACGTTTTAAAAACCTGCATCGCATCTTCTTTGGTTTTCATGTAAACACCAGCCTTAACGAGATCGCCAAGAGAAAGCATCTTTACGCGAGAAGCAGATAGATCCACTTGATCGGAAGCAATAGCTTTCGGGTAATTAACAGGTGCAACCAATTGAGAGACTTTGATGTCCGTGATGCCATAAGTCAGAGATTGATCTGAAAACTCATTGTAAAAAATAGCTCTCACTTGAGAGTTAGCCAAAATGGAGGCGTCAATTGGATAAAATGAGTGCATCAATCGAACTAGCTCACCATCAACATAAAGCCCCATAAGTAGAACATTGAGCGGCGTTAATTCGAGTCGAACAGTGATCTCTTTAATCCCATCCATAACCTCCGGTAAACTTGAAAAGCTGCCAGTAGGACTCTGAGAGAAGCGATCGGGGTTTGAATAGGTCGTAGGCATCTCACTAACAAGCTTACCTAAAACTGAAATTTTAAATTGATTTGAAGACGATGCTTGTCCCAATTCAAAAGGAAATAAAATCGCACTTTCGTTACTGGCATCATCAAAGCTCACTTTTTGAATATCGCTTACACTGTCGTAGCCAGATGTAAACAACTTAATGTCAGTCACATCTTTGAAAGCCTTGTCGGTATTAAACAGAAAGCCCGGTATCAACTTAGGATAGTCACCATTAATAGGTGATTTACTAATGGCAGACATATCCGCCTTGAATGATATTTCCAAGCCCCGATGTGATGGATCAGTAAAGCAGTCACCAATATTCAGCGAAGCAACAGAAGGTCTTCTGTATGTAGCGCCACCCGTCCCCGTGTCCACCAAAAGAGAGTCTGAACCGGAACTTGATATGCTCGAAACTTTACCTCCGTCTACGGAGGTGTAATCTTCAAAAGTGGCGGTTGCCCAATCCCCTTTCACCTGTTTTGTCCACGTAAACGTATCGTTTGTGGTTACATTATTAAGAATGCCTTGCATCTAAATCACCATAAGTAAGTTCTTACTAATTATTTAAGACAAATCAGAAACGGCCGCCTGGTAGCCTTCCTGATACTTGTCATCCAATTCTTTTCTCAGATCAACCTTTCTTGAGATTTCATGCCACACGCCATTTCTCATGCGATAAACAATGTCGGGAGTAACCTTTCTGCCTTGATGCTGAACTTGTAGATAATGATCTGATTGAGCATCTACATTGACGCCCTTAGTTAGTTCCACATTGAAGAAAATTGGATCATCCATATCCGAAAGAAATTGAGCCTTGATAAAATCCATAATGAAGGGTTGAACACCCTCTTTCGGCGTCCCTTTTACCGTCACATATAGATCTGCCATGCTATTCAGAGGAATAAAACTTGAATATGCTAACCCCTGCTGATTTGTGTCCATTGAAAAAATCAGCTCGTGGCTATCTCTGTCAAAAAAATCGACAGATCTATTTGCAATTGGCTCAGAATCAATAGTGAGATACAAGCCAAAGGCTGTTTTTTTCTGCCTTAATAAAGTTGTTAAGGGTATGGCTCCATGCCCTCCTGTCATAACATTCATCTTTGGTATCATGGCCAATCCTCATCAGCTAAAGAAATAGCTCCTGCTGAGGTGTATTTCATGCCTTGAGCCACAGCTGTATTGCTACCTAAAACACAGCCGCTCCAAAAATAAATATAACTTTTCGAGTCTATGGTGAACTCCGTAAGACTTGGCGACCCCTCTGTGAACATTTCGTCTCGATCAAAAGGCTTTGCATCGGTATTCGTTCCAAACGCATTCTGGACTGCAAAGAGTTGACTTAACCACCCATCAAAGTCGGCACCTGTGTAAGAGGCATGATAATGTGAAATAGTAGTCGGAGTTAGCCTCGGAGCACCTATTAAGGAAGAGTTAATTCCCATGCTATTTTCTTGGGTGGCAGGACGGTAGTAAGATCCGCCTTGACAGAGATAGGTAGGCTTAAATCCGTTAAAGTCTCTTGTGATAAACATACTTCGTCTTGGGAGTGCCTGCGTAGCATCCATCATTCCGTTCCACCGCAAACCGCCGTAAACCTCTTGGTGAGTCCAATCACCATCTGCGCTAGAACTAAGAATAAAACTAGCCTTTGGATTGTCTTTTATGGCAGTTTCATACTCTCCAAAAGCCCAACATGAACCAGCGTTCACACCATTATTAGAACTATTTCTAGAGTGCCCAATGATTACTGAGAACAAGGTCTTGTCAGAGGCCACTATCATCCAATCATGAAGCGGCAAGAATAACTCCATGTGAGGACTTAAATACCCCTTTTCCATCAAGTTAGTTCCGGCAAATCGGTTTTCACCTACATGGGGTAAAAGAAAATAGAAATGATCTCCATCATGAATATTAGGGTCATGACTCAACAAGTTAGTTCCAGTGTCAATGCCACTCATTGATTCATAAGCGACGACGCTCACATTTATCCAGCTATTATCCCAAAGTCCCGACGTTTCGTAGTGCTTGAATCTAATTTGATAGAAATCCCTGACTCCACTTTTTGCCCTAACTGCAATCGTATTGTCATTTTCATAAACTAAATCCCAATTGCAGCCCCCAACTCCGTTATAGCCATCACCTACGAGGATTGTTTTGAAAATATTTTTATAGTCGGCCAGCGTTTTCATAGGAACGCCAGACTCATAGAGGTCACTAGCTCTGTATGCCTTAACTCGTTTTGACGACTGATCGAGTGATGTTAATGGTAATTTAGTGGGAAGGTCGCCAGAAACTAATCGACCTACTTTAAATTCAGTAAAGTCAATATCCTTGCTTTTGGAGGAGATATAGCCAACAAAATTCTGCATGTGAATGTAAATATCTTTATTTCGGTAAATCTCAGGAAGCACTCGAAAATGGCTTGAATAGCAACCTACCAAATTTGATCCCACCAAAACATCCACAAACAACCGATGTGTTTTTGAAAAATAAAATCTTATTTTTATTTCCTTAGCCCCATCGAAGTCATTGTCGAAATCAAAATCTCGGTAGCTTGGATCTTTCGAGGTGGCGCGATTAATTGAGGTAACGCGAGTTCCACCAGTCGATGTGTCACTACCAACGTTTAACTCACCCAGTTCATCTCCAACGCTAACAAGAAAATTATCGTTCCACCAATATCTTAAAAAATCGACAGCTACTACCTTTCCCTTTCCATCATTAAGTTGATCCGTAAAATAATTTACACCGCCTCCATCTGAAGCAGATTTAAAGGGGTTTTCTCCGAATGAAATGGCGGCGCGTATACAGCGCTCCCAATAGCTACTATAAGATGGCGTAGTAAAATCAATTCCAGTATTTCCTGCGTCACACTTAAAGGAAATTTCAACGCCAACATGATCTTCTTGCGTTAGTATTGACCCTAGATTGAATACACCATTGGCTGAATGACGATAATTAAGGTTAGAGGAGTTATCACTAACGTTAAAAGTAAATGAGTCGTAGCCATTAACGGTAATGTTGTTGAATCCCGCCCCATTATTATCAATAGCCATATCAGTAGTGAGATCAAATGGCATTAAATACCGTTGAAAACTGTGTTGATGGGTTTCACCCAAAGCTCTTGAAGTATCAGTTCCTATCATTATTCGGTCTCCTCATCAGGCGTTGATAATCCATAAAGTTCAGCAACCAATACGTCAGTTACCGTGTTATTTAGTAGGAACACTCGTGAAACATTCTGCTTGTCCAGGTCGCTACCAACTTGATAAACACCCAAACCACCGCCAGACGCTTCATTGCTGTAAGGAACTAGCGCCTTTAGAAATCCATTCACATAAAATCGAATAGTCTTTTGAGTGGTGTTTCGTTCAATCAGAATGAAATACTCTGTGGCGTTAGCCAGTGTTGCGCCCGATCCACCAACCAGCTCTTCATTCACTCCTGCGCCAAACTCATGTATGAATTTAAGTTGGCCAGATGTGTCGATTCGAAGGTCATACAAGAAGTTAAGATCTTCTGTCTCACCTGCTGCCCCACAGCTCACTAGAGAGCATTCCTGAGTGAAAGAGGTCGGAGTCTTATAGAACAATCCGATAGTAAGATCTCCGCTAATTTGCATAGCTGAAGAGCTTTGAGCTTCAAGGCGTGAGTTAGTTGGAATTAGCTTTCCATCCAAGTTCAAAAATGAAGTAAATTCCATTGCCGAGACATTACCTCCAAGTCCTTGCTTGGATAGTTTCGACCCGTCTGCTTCATCACTTAAATCAGTGGTGCTTATGTCTTGGTTTAATAGGTGAAAACTGACCGGGCTTAACGACTCAATGCGCTTATCAAAGCCGACGATGGTTTTCGCAATCTGATTGTTTCCAACATAAAACCAAAGATCACCTTCATTACCTGGGGTGTCTGGCGTAGGCTTTTGGTTGGATACAACAAAGTTCTTGTGTTCCACGGTTTCTACTCCCGAATCATTGATTTTGGTTAGTTCACTCTTGATCTTGTTGAAGTTGTTATTCAGGGTTTCAACGGAGTCGGAGACAAACACATCGGGATCGATAAGGGTAATGTCTGGCATTTCACTTTCTCCTGTGATAATGCCAAACATTATAAGTAAGTATTTACTTATTTTCTAGGGTAGATTAAGCGGACATCGCCTGCATTAGAGAGGTTGCTTGCTGGAATTGATCAGTCTGAATTCCAGCGTAAATCGCGGCTAAAGCATCTGCTGGGTGTTCATTTTTGTTGGTTAGTGTCAGCTCACCTTTACGTTTAACTGTTAGCCAGTTTGCTTCTGGATGCTTAAGTGAAGCCCAACCAATCATATCCGCCTTTGACGCTGTTTTGTTGCCACAAGCAGCAATCTTAACTTCGTCAGGTTTCACTTGGATCATTGGTATTGGACAGCCTGCTAACACCCCTATGCACACACCATAAGAAGCCATAGCTCGCGCAGATTTAGAGCCAACTGGCACTTCTGCAATGGCAATATGATGATCCTCGCTCTCTTGTTGGAGTGCGCTAACCAATTGAGCTGCTCTGTTAAGATCATCCGAATTCTTCCGAACGTTCTTTTCTTTCGTGGCAGAAGTCTCCACCAGTCGAATCTTGTTTACTTTGACAACTTCATTCGTTGACAGATTGAAGTCTGCCGAGACGATACCAAAGTTGCTTAACGAAGGGTCTAAACCCAGAATTTTGATGATCATATATAACTCCACTTATATTTACCTGAGATCTCACTCCCGTCCTCTTTTCGGTAGATAAGATCATTGTTTCTTTCGCTAATGTAAGACTCTCGTTTTACCTTCGTCTCACTCCCGTTTAACAAAATCAAAAACCAAATTCCTACTGGCGGCAGGAATGTAGGATCGTTCCAGTGCATAAGTCACCTCTTACTGATTTATGCAAACAAACCAAAGCCTGGTCTGCCGCTTGATTTAGATTTAATTTGTTTTTTTTCTTCGAGTTCTTCTTTTTTGCCTGACTCTTTAAGTAATTCAGAAAAGTAAAGCCAAAGATCAGGAATGCTCGTATTAATCCCAAAATCATCGTCATTAATCCAGGGAAACATGGCGGTTATAACCTCTTTGAATGCAGAAGCACCTGAGTAAACAAAGTTTGCGCGTTCTGAGTCTCGAAGTTTAACCAAAAAAGTATCAGCACTATCATCCGAGGTTATAGGCTTAAACAAAACGAAATGCTCGGAGCCAACTTCAATAAACCCATCGATAGTGCAAACTGCATTAAAGGTTGCCCCAGATTTCTTAAGTAGTAAGCCGCGATCTTCCAAAAAGCAATCGAACATCCCCTCTGTAACTCTACATAGGGTCAAATCGTCAAATATATTTTTAGAAAGCTCTTTGCTCAAAAACTCATACGCGGCAATGACATCATCGAAGCTCGCACTCATGACAGCGCTCCCAACTCATCTACCATCGTAGAGAAGCCTTCTGATTTGCGGATCGTGACCGACTGAGTAATCCAATCGTTCATATCATTGTGTGAGATCAACAATACCGTTCCACGCTCTTTAGCTTTCTCATTAAGAACGCCCATCAAACGCTCTAAGCCTGTCGTATCAAGTGCGTCATCGATTTCATCCATAACCAATAAATCAATCGGCTTAGACGCTCGTGTTGCAACCAAATCCTGCATAGCCAGGTAACAAGACAAACGAACCTTGCGCTTCTCCCCGCCTGATAACCCGCCAAATGATTTCGCACCCGTAAGACTTTCAACCTCAATAGAGAATTTCTCACGTAGATCACCCTTTGCGGTCTTACTTAGCGTTGACCAGGTGGCAGAAATATTTCCATCAGAAAGAAGTGACAGGTATTGAGAGGTCTGCTCGTTAAGGAATGGCGTCACGGTATCAAGAATGTGCGCTCGAATGCCCGCTGGACTGAAGATTCTTGCGGTCTCTTCCGCAATTTCCAACGCCTCTTCAGTTTTCAGGATCTTAGTTTCAGCCTCTTCTAACTGCCCTTTTGCTGCTCGTAACCTGTCAGCGCCAGTCTTTAGAGATTTCTTATGAGGATTCTCTTCTTTGGTTAGCTTTTCAATGCTGGCCTTCGACAGATCCAGTTTTTCCGCAAGCTTGTCGGTTGCTCGTTCGTAGTCAGCCAACTCTTTAATTTTCGCTTCCTTAGAGCGAATCTCAGCGTTGGCTTCAGAAACATCTGTCATTCCTTTCTTAAAGTCCGAAACGATCTCACCGAGTTCCTCAAGCTGCTTCTTGCGTCCGTCTAGTCGTTCCTTTTCAAGTTTCAATTCCTCAACAGAGGATCTAAGCAGTTCGGTGCGCTTTTCGATAACTTCAGCCACTTCACTTTCGTCCATAGGCTTGCCACACTCTTTGCAAGGTGTTCCTATCGCACTCTTAAGACTTTTGATTTCATCTTTGATAACACCGGCATCACGTTTGTTCTTTTCGTAAGATAGCTGTTCTGTCTCGCTCAGAGCATTTAATCGAACCAATTTGGAGTTCAGATCCTCTAGCTCTCTGGCTTCATCATCGACAGCCTCAATCTGCTTAGATAATTCTTCGACTTGCCCTTCAAGTTCTGCCATCTCTTTTGAAACGTCACCTCGTTCTGCATGGGCAACAGCAATCTTTCCATCCAATTCCTTGGCGGCTTCAATCATTTCTTTTTGTTTAATTGACCAGGCTTCAGCCTCTAATTTCAAATCTTTAATGAGTCCTGCCAACGTTTCAAGATTGGCTTTCTTTGAGTCAACCTCTAATTGGGACTTGGTGTGATCACCCTTAGCAGCAGTAACCTTTGACAGGGCAATCTTGTGGGCATCTTGTAAACGATCAATGCCAGCGGCCTCTTCGATCAAGGTCTTTAACTCTTTGTCCGTCATGTTCGGAAAATCAGGCATCGACTCTTGGCCAGAGTAAACAGCATTTTTAAATACCGTTTCAGAGCACCCAAGAATTTTATTAAGAGTTTCCTGCGTGATCTTATCTGTGCCACCTGTTAAGTCTTCAGCCATCGCCCCCTCATCCAGATCTTTTGGCTTGTAAAACAAATGAAGAGAGTTTTTATGATCTTTGTCCTTTCTATATCGACCGATGAAATACGAGCCACCATCAGCATCCTTTAAGACAATTTCAACGTGACAATTTTTTTTAGCAATTGCATTAATCACGTTATCACCGGTAACACCACGAGCAGTCTTACCGAACAAGCACCAATGAATCGCATCAGCAATTGATGACTTGCCAGAGCCATTACTGTTTTGGCTTGAGTCATCCAAGTTTTCACCTTTGATGCAAACTAAGCCGCGAGAATCCAGTTTCATAGTCACTTGGCCAACAGCCATGAAATTTTTAATATGTGCGCTTATAAACTTCATACTGATTCAACCTCCGCAAGAATCTCCAATGCAGCCTTTTTAGCTGCTGTTTTGTGTTTGAATTCAGAAGCATCGACCCAATCTTCAACACCCTTTTCCAGAGAGCCAAGCTCCGGTGCTTCTGCTGCATCTGGATCACGTTCGACCACGCTGGATGTTTTAATTGGCACGATCTGAACTCCTTCAGCGCCCAGCTCGAACAAAGTTTCGCGTAGCTCTTCTATCTCAGAAATAGAAGCGTCTTTCACCTTCATTCGAACGTAGTTGTTGGCGCAGAGATCAGGGAAGTCTTCTGGTTCACACTCAGTAAGATCAAGAAACTCTGGGGCATTGGACGGGTGATGAGTGACACCATCATCATCAACAATAAGAAATCCAGCTTTAGAGCCAATGTCACCCCATGTTTGATGAGTTAAAGCGCCTACTGAATAAACACCGTCACCTAGATCCCGGTGATTGTGATAGTGGCCGCTAAAAACACCTTTGAAGCCAAGCTCAGATAAAAACTCAGCCGTTAACCCATGAGAGGGAATATGCGGCAACACTTCATCCACTGGCGCATGAATGAAAAGCTCCACCTCTTGAGGGTCTTCAAGTTCAACCTTTGCGTGAACCTGTAATTCATCCTTAAGCTTTTCAACAGAGGAGATCCAAGGCACAAACAAGAAATCATCGATAAGGGTGATGTCGTTAATAACCTTGCATCCAACTTCACCTAGAGAGGAGGCTGCGTTGCCTAAATCATCAGACTCTTTACCCTGAAGATCGTGATTGCCCGCAATGATATAAACCTTTAGCCCAAGCTCTGTTGTAATACGTTTGTATGTCTCAAGCGTTGGATTTAATACGCTAGGCGAAACCTTTCCGCGAACGTGGAATAGATCTCCGGTGTGAATTAACGCTTTACCACCTGCATCCTTGACAGCTTTGGCAGCCCGCCAAGTCTCGTCCAAGATAATTCGAAGGCGACTATTAACGCCATTTGGTAATTGTTTTGAGAACGCACTCCAATCATGGTTGTGCGTGTCAGATATGATCCCGTAAATCATTTGATTTTAATCTCCTACTTTCGTGTATCCATAAGATAACGATACGACACTGGCGATACTAAAACATAAGTAAGCCATTACTTATTTTATTAAGCCAAAAAGTAGAGAAAAAAGAAAGTCACAAATAAAGATTTTGAATATTTCTTTAATTGCGTTAGGCTGGTTGTATCCTACAAAAAACGACTCATACAACCATTTGAGCACCCGTCTTCTGTGGGTAGAGATGCACGCAAAGAATTCTCACTCCGATGAAGGCTGCACTTCAGCTAACAACGATGAGAACACCCTGAACGTGGTTCCACATCTCGATGTTGGCGCTGGAACCGTCAATAACCAATCCATGTTGAGGGCAGCAATCCTCTTTATGGCGTCACCGGCCTGTGACGTTAAACTCTCAGGTGTTAATTTTCCTGGGTCGGCTCGGGGTTTGTTTCGGAGAACGTTATGTTCACCTTAAAGACTTCGAATTGTGAGGTTACGCTTGATATAGCCGCGATAATCCGAGCAGTTGCGATTATTTCGATTGTATTATTGTAATCTTTGGCGGGGCGGCTTTGGTCGCCCCAGACCTAAACTAAAAAATATCACCATCTTTTAGTTCATGTAGTCTCAAAAAAGCCTTTACCACCGAAAGATTAAAATTATCTTCTTCGAAGGTATGTTCTTGCTCAAAAATGATCTTTCCATCTTCGTTCTCAAAGTGAACATTCATTTTGAAGAGATTAAATAGAATATTAATTTCTGCGTTATATCTAATAACATCTAGCAGGGCAAAGGCATCATGATTAGAATTGCAGGCGTCATAAATGTGATCCGAAGCATCTAGGCTATTTAATGTCTTACGCCTAAACTCTTCCTCATCAATGATAACGGCAGCACTGCCATTAACATACAGGTCAGGACTTGGCTCATACCCAACCGCTCTAGCGCACTGTCTGTTTAGCTCTCTTTCTAAATCCAGATTATCCATATCTCATTCAATCCATTATTGTTTTGGCAGAGAGAGACTAACGATAAACAATCAGTTTGTTAAGTGGTAAAGGCATTGCCTCTACCACCGTCTCACCTTTCCTTTTGTTGATTTACGTTGTGGCCCATAGCCAAGTGGGGGCCTTGAGATAACCTTCTTGTCTTCAAACTCATCAACAACTATAAATTCGTGGGCAAGACCGTTTATGAGATCCTTGGGATATTCATCAACAAGCTTCACCTCATGATCAGTGCCCTCAAGATTCGATTCCAGAAGTTCTTTGAATCTTTCGTCTGACCCTAAAATGTAAAATTTACCCATCAACATCCACCTTACTTTCAATCTCATAAAGACTGTATTCAGCGTTTCTTGCAGCTTCATACTTCTCATAAAACTCATTGGCCGCATCCTCACCCACGACTTCAATAAGCTCCTTCTTCAGACAAAGTTTGCAGGGACTACCAGCTCTTGCTCTGTTGCCACAGTCGTTAGAGCACTTTGAGAATGTGCTGGCATGAATAGGCATTTGATGTTTGATGTCTCTTAAGATTTCATAGACCGGTCTTTTCTGATTCATGAATCACCTATCGATAGTGAGTAACGAACATCAGCTTGTTCTGCTCAGGGTTAATATCGAATAGATGCTTCAGTAGAACATCGGCAATCTCTTTTTCAGCGCTTAAAGATGGGTCATCACACTCGAACATATCAATTGATTGATGATCTGAAGACTTTTTGAGACAGCGACCAAGAATGACATATTTTCCGTTCATTCCGTCAGCCAAAACGTGGACTCCGCCTGGATTAATGTCGTCAATTTTAAATGCTGAATCAATATACTTATCAAGAGCCTCATGCTCCTCTTCTGAAAAGTGATTGTAAGGCAGCTTTACGCCATAAATAACATATTGATTCTTTTGAATGCTCATAAACTGAATTCCCCTTCTTTCTTAATGAAATAAGTAAGAGGCAGATAACGCTGCAACTCACCTCCTCGCTTCTTAAAGTTCATCACCTGGACTTTGCCCTCGTCATAGAAGTTCTTAAGGTGAGTGATATAAATGTCCCCACTCTCACGAACTCTCACACCAACATAAGCAATGCCTTTTGCTTTCATCTCTCCGAGCGTATCAACGTCAAGCGCCCAGCAAGCAATACCCTTTCTGATGGCATCACTAATGCTGGGCGCTCCGTTTCTGAAAATTTCTTTCTTGTCTCGATAGGCTAAATAAACACGCTTCTTAGAGGGCAACTCAAAGATCCCTCCATAAAGTCGTCTGTTCTTTCGAACATGCTCAATTAGGTGTTCATCCAGTTCTCTTTCGATCTTGATCATAATTAGGCTCCAATTCGATAACAGTTATCTCTTCAGCCAAATTAACGAATAAATTTCCATTGCAACGCCTCAAAATCTTCTCCATTTCATCGGGAGATTCAGGCTTCATGTGATTCTCTTTGTAATACGAATGTAAGACATTCTCTTTGGTGTCTACATGCTTTCCAGTTACCAAAGCTGTTCCGGCAACTTGATTATTCTTGTCGACCAAAGCGACTGTTTGCCCCTTAATAACGCGCTTAAACCAAGCTGATCTCAAACGCATTGTGTTAAAGGCTTTATCCGTCCCTTTCATATCGAAGAACTTGATTACTGGCATGTAAGTTGAGCAAGTTTTGACACTGTTAGAATGAGCATTACATGAGCTGCGAATACCGCAGTGATCACACAAGCTACCTGACTTTCTCCTAAGTCTGTAAAGACTGTCTTCTTCAAGAACGACATAACGAAGATTGGCATCGACCATTGATAGACTCCCCTTTGTTTTTAAGAAGAGTCTATCTGGAAATTAGCGTTAACCGCTGACTATTTGCAGGTGATTTTAGGCTTCAGCTAGCTTGGCCAATTCAATTGATTCATCATCTGTTTCCAGATCTTCTTCGCCTTTAGGAAGCATCGCCTCAAGCTTTGCTAGACCTTCAGGATCAGACATCAACTTGGCTGCTACTTGCTTCTTATAGAGCTTTGAGCCGTCCCATTCGATACGAGCACCAGCGGAAGGAATCACACCAATCTTTACCAGGTGCTCAAGCGTTGAATGGATATAATCGAAATAGCCCGAACCATCTTCACGGAACATGAAGCGCCACTGAGCTGATTTGAACGGTGCAGAACACTTGTTCTTGATTACGTTGGCTTTAACTTCTTGCCCCAAAGTGGTTTTCTCACCGCCTGACTTATCGACAATCATTGAACGAGAAAGACTGACACGAATAGAGGCGTAGAATTTTGGCGCTCTACCTCCGGGAGTTGTGGTTGGATCACCATACATAACACCGGGCTTTTCACGCACCTGGTTAAGAATCAAAATCGCCATCTGATACTTCTCAGCCATCAAAGCGAGTGTTGGGAAGATAGAAGAACAAGCCTTCGATAACGCCAAAGAGTCATTCATCCCCTGCTCTGTTACTTCCTTGGCAAACTTAGACTGAGGAATCATTGAAGCCAGAGAGTCGAACACAACACAAATAGGCGCGGCTGGATCGATCAACTCACCTTCACGAATGGCTTTAGCCACTTTGATTGTGTTGGTTACAGAAGCTTCGAAGGTATCTGGCGTCTTAAAGATCCAAGGCCCCGGAGTATCATCAAGCCCCATCCCTGTAGCAAGTGAAACGTCAAAGCTACGTTCATGGTCGTTGAACATGGCAACGCCACCCATCTCTTGAGCAGACTTCATTGCAGATGTAGCCAAAGCGGTCTTTCCGCAGGACTCTCCACCATAGATTTCGATAATTCGACCTACTGGAATTCCACCGTCATAGTCGCCTGAAAGCGCTTTGTTAAGTGGTTTGTATCCAGTATCCAACCAAGTTTGAACACCTTGAATTTCATCGTTGTCGCCTACTGCACTAACAACTGCGCCAGCCAATGCTGCTAAATCTGGTTTTTTCATAGTTCTACCTCACGAGAAAGAAATGGCTCGACAAATTCATCAAGCTTTTTAAGCAGTGAAACGAAAGCCAAGCGCTCAAACAGCGTCTTTAACTTGGCTTCGTTGTATTCGGATTTATTAATAACAAGATCAGAAGGGCGCTCTTTGTCACGCAGATCCATCAAGGTCATGTTGCGCTCATAAACCTCACGACCTTCATCTTCTGTGGCAAATTTAGCGATCTTCTTTCGGTATCGAGAAAGATCTGAGCCTTTTGGGATTTCTGTCTCTCCATCAAACTCTTTTGATTCGAATCGACTTAAGAAATCAGGCACAGAGCCATACTTCTCGAGGAAAGCAGGTGCACACTTCTCACCAATTCCTTCAACACCTGGAATACAATCTGATCCATCACCAATCAGGACTTTCGCCTGAAGGAAAAGATCAGCGTTGTCGTAGCCCGTTTGATCTTTGAAATTGCCAACAGAAGCACGTTTGTTGTTGTAAGGGTCAAACCAGCTCACACGTTTCTGAACTAACTGAATCCAGTCTTCGTCTTTGGTGATCAGAACAACTTTCCCATCTCTGGCAAGCTGTGGAGCTAACCAGCCAGCAATGTCATCAGCTTCGTTTGAAGCCGAACGCATTTGAGTAACACCCAACGCTTCGAATGTTTTCTCAATCAGCGGAGCAACCTTCTTGTATTTCTCTTTCTGAGCAATACTTACTGGGTTAGTGCTTCGTTTTGATTTGTATTCCGGCCACATATCAAAACGCCATTGCGCTCGACCATCCCAAAGAACAATAGGCTTATACCCTTCATATCGCTCAAGCAATTCACGCAATGTCTTTACCGAATGAAAGACCGCCTGGACTTCTGTTTCGCCAACATGCAGAGGATTCGCGTATTGAGAGGTGTAGCCAATCGCATTACCGTCAATTACTAGGTAATCCATATAAACCTCAAAATTTATAGATAAGAAAAGAAAGGGAGCGAACGCTCCCTTATTTGTTAACCAAGCTCTGCAAGCAGGTCATTCAGGTCGTCTTCATCAGAGGATGCTGACGTAGTAGTTGGCGATGGAGATACGTCTGATCCAGCCGCAGCCTTCACTTCGTATTCAACATCAATTGCATCATCTACCGACGCTGAAGCCAGGTCAGACGCAATAGACTCAGTTGCTTTCTCTGCTGGCGCAGGAAGCTTGCCATGAGTGGAAGAGGCCAAAGCAGTGATAGCTTTCGCTTTCTTGGCTTCACTTTCTTGTTGCGCGTAACCGTATAGATCTTCCATCTTCTCAAGCATTGCAGGAGAGGTTTCAGATTGCTTCTTGGCAAGTGACAAGGTGTAACGAGTGTCACGGCCAGAGCCAGAACGCTTAACTACAACATCGATGCCCATGTTCTCTTCGAAGTCATCACCTTCCAGTGCCATTTCTTCAAGAACATCCATCAAGTCTTTTTCAAAAAGAGACTTAGGGAATTCGTAAATTTGCGGCTCTGTTTCGCCTGCTGTGACATTGATTGCGTTAACCAATACACGACCTTTGGCGCGAGCTTCATCAAGCATTTTGAAAGTAGGATCATGCTCTGCGGCGTCCTTACCAAGACGAGAGCGAATTTCACGCTTACCGTCATTGATCATTTCGCAGATTTCACATGGCTTATCAAAAGTCTCTTCGGAGCAAACGTAAACCGCTTTTAACTGCCCTTTGTTGTCTTTGATGAAGTGATTTGCGAAAGGCTGGAAGAAAAGACCACGATCTTTTTCACCGCCAGGAAGGATTCGAAGAACTGAACGACCATCAGGAATTTTTGCTGTCTTCTTGAAGGTTGCTTTTTTACTTTCTTGGGTTTGCTTGAACTTTTTAAGTCTGTCTAATGCTGACATTTCATTCACCTTAATTTTCTGTTTTAACTGCTCTTTCGAGATACTCAAAGCCTACCAAATGTAAGTAAGCTATGACTTACTTTTTAAAGTTTAATTAGTTTATTTCCGAAGTCAACAGCTTAAGCTGAAATCTTCTCCCTACGATCGTTCACGGCTCTCGCCAAGCTTCGTGTAGAGCCGCTTTCGCTTACTGAAAGCTCACCTTCACGTTCAACATTTAAGCGCTTTGCAACCTGCGTTAGCATGTCACGGCGATGATTGAAAGACTCAAAGGCAGACTTAGCTAAAGCATGTTCGGCTTTAACATCGTGATAGCTATCCAGCGCATTCTGGTAATCTTCATTCAGAAGAATTTCACCTTCGATCATCTTCTCAGTGACCTTACGTTTTTCTTCTGTTGCTGCTGCCCTAACCTCACGATCAAGCATGGCATAAAGAACTTCCATACGCTTTTTGGCGGCATCCATTCTTCGCTGAATCTTTGAAAGCAACACACCATATTTTAAGTGCAATGAGGCTTGCTCAATCATGGCGTTGTCGAGTTCCAGCTCATTAAAGGCAACGTCTTTGTGAAGCTGATCTGGATCGATGCGACCCGATGGTTTGGCTTTGGGCTTCTCAACAACCTCTTCCGAAGCTTTCGTGCCTATTTCAGCCATCTCTAGCTCATCCAGGTCTTCAAGTAATTCATCAATATCTAAGTCGTCTGACATGGTTTTCTCCTGTTTAGTTAAATTAAAACCCTTCCCAACCATCATTTGGGAAATTTGTATTTGGCAATTTCTTCTCTCCTTTTTTCGATGTCTTCTCTTGTGGTATAGAGACCTCTTCGAAGACTTAAATTACCCCGTGAATATCTGGCAACAAGGTTTCGGGTTAGCTCTCGCTCCCTATCCTCTCGTTTATTTGAGAATAACTTTTTAATGGAGCGCATTGTCTTTTTGGCCCATATCTATTAAAACTTGAATTAGTTGACCTTCATCAGCCAATACTTCTTCATCTTTTCCGTTAGGCGATTCGTCAATTTTGTCCTTCAAGAAATCAGCTTGAGGAGAGTTTTTGCCAAAAGCCAACTCCGTTAGCATTAACCAATTACCAAGCGTTGAGTCTTGACCTGTTGATAGTTTCTTCATGATTGGCCCTCTTTATAAATATGAAGCATTGCAAGGTATTTATTGTTTTTCATTCTCCAAATATCGAAGTGGAATGTGTATTTCTCAGAGGGAAATTCCTTTACTGAGTATGCGCTTCTAATTAGCTCCTTGTTCTTTATCTGTAATTCAACAATGGTGTTTTTATATTCCTTCTTACGCCAGAACCAACCTGCCCAAGAGTTAGCAAGTTTCCACTTCAAAGAATAAATCTCATAAAGGTTTTTGCACATAGCATCAAACCAATCGGGATTATCGACATCTTTAAAGTCTATGTAGACTTTCACCAGAGTTTTCATGGTTATGACTCCATAGCCGCTTTGAAGTGAATTAACACCTCTTTAAAAACCGCATTGTGAGCAAGAACCCACTCGTATAGGTCATCATCTTCTTTCTTATCAACGGTAAGTCTTGCGAACATTCCGGCTGACTCTTCATAGCGCATTTGCAACCACTGTTCGAAGGTTTCCAAGCTGTTAACACCTGCATGTTTTAACAATGCCGATGTGCACTTGTTGATTTCAATCATTTTGGAATACGGAATCATGCCCGCAGCTTCCATCTTTTGATCGAGATCTTTAATCTCTTCCTTGGTCATCGATTTTTTCATGATCCACTCCTACTGCCGCTGATTCCTGTAACTTCAAAAGTGCTTCAAGATATTTCTCAGAACCGCCATAACGGAGGTTTCTTAGAGCATCGAAGAACTCAAGAATTTCTGCATGTGTGGTAAAAATCTTTGTTGGAAGGTGATAGGTGTATTCCTGATCGTAGTTAAACTTGATCTCTTCGCCTTTAACAAAGAAGTTCGCCAAAGCCTTCGTAATGGTTCTTGATTTATCAGCACTACAAGGCCACCCTTCGTGCTTTTTAATCTGAGCTTTAAAATGTCGCTCATAGAAGTTGCAATGAAGAAATAAATCCTCTGCCTTTTCATTTTTCGCTTTAGAACTTATTAAGCCCTTAAAGACATCAATTAATGGGCTTAATCCAAAATTAAACATTTCAGGGTCGCAGTTTTCGACGCACTTACCGGAATTTTGTAGTATTTCAGATTCAGCCAATTCCTCGTAAGCCGAAGTTTGTCTTTCTTTAGCGGCCACAAGTAATCCGTTTAACACATCAGACACAGCATCTTTATTTTGATCAGTCATCATTCACCCCTATTTACCTTTTAATCCACGAACCATATCCATCACGGTCGCAAACACATCGTCTAGACGACTTTGTTCGTCAGGTCGAAATGCGATCATGGAAGGGTTCATTCCAAAAACTATTGAACGGTCTTTCTTCTCGTCATAAATGACTTGGCCACATAGCTGATCCCAAGAGCCTTTGGCGTCAGGCCACACATGACGAATTGCAGCTCCACCCAAACAGACAATCACTGCTGGATTTAAAAGCTCAATCTCTTTGTCTAACGTGGGCGCTTGATCATTGATTTGATCGTTGGTCAGGGTCTTCTGCTCTTTAGGGCGCTTATACTTGATTAGCCCTGTCCAGTAGCCATCGTTCTTGTCTAAGCCACTACAAGCCATTGCTTGCTCAACTGGATCAGCAGTAATGCCCTCCATAAAGCGGCCGGCCTCTTCTTCCGACCAAGTGGCAGAGTCCGTAACAACCATGAACTTCGCGTTTGCCCCAATCGCAGGTTTAACAAAGAACTCGGTATCAAACTCATCGATCTTTGAATCCCTGGCATTCAACAATTCAGTCAAAAGCTCATCTTTGGTGTCAGCGTCCAATGTCAAAGCTCGCTCTGCCTTCACAACCTCATCAATCAACGCTCCCAGAGCTTCGATCTGAGCTTTTAATCGAGATTCATCCAAAGGCTCTGGCACTCCCTTCTGAATGGAGTAGAACGCGCCTATGGAATCCAGACGTTCAATGACTCGCTTGTTCACACAACGGCGATTCACGTTATCAATCAACTCTTCAACGCTTTTGAATCGTCCGCCACATAAGCTCTTAGCGTCTTTGATGCTCTGTAGCCCTTTCTCAGAGAGCCCCTGAATCTTTTCTAAAGGCGTAAGTAGAACCAATTCACCGTCATGTTCTTTGATCTTGAATTTGGTAAAGTCCGAGTCATTAATGTCCGGTGGAAATACTTTGACTCCGTTTAGCTTCGCGTCTTTCACAAGCGGAAGGATCTTCTCATCGGTATCCGCAACAGAGAGCGCGGCAGCGTAGAACTGAACTGGATAATTAGCTTTCACATACGCAGCTAAATAACTAATTACCGTGTAGCTATAAGCGTGAGAAGAGTTGAATGAGTAGGCAGCAAAACCTTCAATATCATTCCAGAAAGATTCTGCTGCTTCGCTGGCCATTCCGTCTTCAAGGCGTTTTAAATTTTTAATCTTCATAAGTCATTACTTACTTACTTTTAAATTTAAATTAATATCGCTCAATCACAGCGGTTTTACAACTGCTGGTGATCATCCCTTTCAAGATATTTAGTCAAAGCTTCCACCAATTCAGGGCTAGGCTGCTTGTTTTCTACAACGGTTCTAGCCATCTCTTGCAGTGTAAATTGCAAGGCTGAAGAGTAACTACAGCGACCCTCAGAATTATTTGCCTGGAAGTTAAGGAAATCTTGCATCAGATCTCTAAGAGGCTCATCCAACTTATAAGGTCTTGGCTTGATGCCCTTCTCAGCTTGCAGCTTTAAAGATTCCTGCTTCTTCTGAGAAAAGTATTCAGAACCGCGCTCTTGTGTATTGGACATTATAAACCCCCCTCAATTGTGTATCCGTTTTCGTAAGCCTGAAGGATTGTAACCTGATCCTCCACTTCTTCAACTGACACTTTGGTTAGAGCATGAACTTCTTTAACTTGACCATCCTCAAGTTCAATTTGCACATAGCCTGTTGTTGCGCCATCCATGAATTGCTTCTTCATGGAGGCCATCAAGTCAGCATCCTTCTTGCCTACCGCTTTACGAAGAACGTCGGCTTCTGCCATCGTAAAGCCACACATGTCACGGGCAATCTGCATCAACTGTTCTTGATAGATAAGAACACCATCCGTAGATTTAAGGGCGTCATTCGTCCTTGGGTGCGGATACGTTGGCATCTCGATTCCCTGGCGAATTTCGATGTATTTATCTGCCAATCCAGCATCTAATGGGCCAGGTCTATTCAGTGCTGTCACCGCAACCGCATCATCAAATGAGATAGCAGAACCACAACTAAGATCTCGCAATAGCTTTCGTGCTCCACCCTTCTCAAACTGGAAGATTCCAACAGTGTCACCTCTCCCCATTAGCTTCAACGTTTCTTTGTTGTCTAATGGAATGGCTTCATAGTCGATCACCTCAGAAGTAGTTTCTTCAATAAGATCTTGAGCAATGTCCAAGGTATCAAGCGTTGCTAGACCAAGAATATCGAGCTTAATTAAGCCCCACTCTTCTACCGATCGCTTGTCCCAGTTAACCGTTGTGTCTTTTCGAGTTTCAACAACCGCTCTGTTTACGATGGGTTCGCCCGCAACAACGATACCTGCTGCGTGTTGTCCTAACGCTCGATTCTGACCTTGAAGCGCTACTGCCTGTTCAAACACATCTTCGTTATCTTTAGCGAATCGAGAAAGCTCCGGCACTTCTTTTACGGCCTCCTCAAGTCGTGTGTCAGCCGGAATCAACTTCGCACAGCTCAGTTCATGAGGTAACAATCCAAATACTCGCCCTACGTCTCTCAATGCTCCTGACGCTGCAATGGTTGAATAGTTTGATATGCCCGCTACATTCTCACGGCCAAAATGCTCAACTAAGTGATCGATCACCATCTGTCGCTTGGAGGACTGAAAATCCAAATCAATATCGGGGTAATCAAGTCGATCTGGATTTAAGAATCGCTCGAAAATTAGATTGAACCGTAGAGGATCGACATCAGTAATACCCAACACATAAGAAAGTAATGATCCAGCCGCAGATCCTCGACCGGGACCGACTTTTACATCGTTCTCTTTGCACCAATTGACAACGTAACTAACCAATAAAAAATAAGAGCTAAAACCCATCTGTCGAATGACCTGAAGCTCATAAGCCAAGCGATCTTTATAGGGAGTAAGATCTTTTGGCTTGAATCCATAGACCTCAGAACCCAATCGTTTTTTAAACCCTTCAACAGCCAGTTTTGCTAACGTTGCGAATTCGTTTTCACTGAATGTTGGCAAGCACATTTCCTGCTTTTCCCAGTGATAGTCACAATCTGAGAATGCGCCCAGTGAAGTGTCATACACGAATATCGAAGCCCCATCGCTAATCGTGCACTTGCTGGCGATAGCCTCAAGTTCTTCAGGCGATACCGGATGAAGATCTCGGAAATGCGACACCTGAAAGAAGCGACTCATCACGTTGCCCTTAGTGATAACACCACGCATGATGTCTTTAGGAAGATCCTGCCCTTCCAAGTAATGAATAGGACGAGTAACGATTCCGGTAATTCCTTTCTCAAACATCGCTGAGACTGCTTTAGAGTTCATTGTATGATTGAGTAATCCTTCAACGGCATGAAGCTCTACGAGGATGTCAGACGTATTGCCGGACTCAATTAACTTATCCAGAAGCTCATCATGTTTGTTCGCATAAAACAAACCGTCAAATCCACCGGTCATCAACTTCAGGTTACCCTTTGAGAAGACTTCACAAACCTGGTCGTAAGATGCGCGTCCAGTGAAGTGAAACTGATGTTCTTGGTGTGCTTGCGTTAAAAGCCAAAACAAGTCCTTCATGCCTTCATTATTCTTGGCTATCAGTCGAATCCAGGCATGATCATTATCAATTGCCTTCTCATCCGAATTTCTGGATGGCTCTTTGTATTCGGCATCTGATACGCAATGTATGGTTACGCCAATATGAAGCTTGAAATCCTTGTCTTTTGGAAGAGCTTTCGTGGCGTTAACTAATCCATTTACCGAGTTAGTGTCTGCCAAAATCGCTTCTTTGTATCCAAGTTCAATCAAGCTATTGATTGCTTCTTTTGGGGAAATAATGCTTTCGCCCATTGAGAAGTTTGATTTAATTACAGGGATCATAATTTACTCCAAATGATTTGCCCTTCGACCTTTATCAGCTCGTAACTCTTGGCGATGTTCACAAAAGTTGAGACATATCGCTTGGCTGATAACTCGCTTACTGACAACACCTCTTGATAGTGCTGTCTCAGTGATAACTTGCTCGACCTGCTGTTCCTTTTAATCCAGCTCCACCCCTCACGCATGAAAGGGTAAAGATGAGAAGGAAAAGGATTTGCCTCTTTTGAAGCTCTTAAATCCAATCCATCTTTGAAAAGTGCGGTCAAAACTTTCCTGTCCCTTTCCGGTATGTTCATAGGAATATTCGCTTGGCTTGCATAATCGAACTTAACTGTCTTCGCAGGTTGCGATACCTCTGCTGACTTCACTTCGAGCTTGGGCTTATCCAGCTCCATTCTTCGAATGTTTTGAAGTCTCACAAAGGTTTCAGTGTTCGCCACAGAACTCGCTTCATTAAGATAATCTGAGGACGCATCAAGGCAGTTACGCTCATGCTCACACCCTTTGCATGTATCTGACTTAGGGTTGTAGCAAGTGAATAATCCAAAGCATCTAGGGGCTAACATGCTTAATCCCCAAAGATGCGCTGTGCGAAGCCAAGAACCTTTTCTTTGTCCATGTCAGAAAGTCGATTTATGAAGGCCAACTCAGCGCCTTTCTTGAAGCTGCCTTTCGCAAATCCAACTTTCGCAATGTTCAAAAGCACTCGTGGCCCAAGCGTGTTCGATGTTTCTTTGTTTAAGAAGGCTTCACGACACTTGGTAGCAAACTCAACAATCAATTTGGCTTCAGACATCTTCACGCCGCCGTTCTTATGCACCATGTCGATTTCAACCTTCTGATCCATGTATCCGAGATAGATCACGATGCCAAATCGTTCGTAGTTAGCAGAGTTACCTACGACTGTTCCGCCATACAGTCCCGTTTCGTCACCAGAACCGTTCGTATTTCCTGTCGCGCAGAAACGGAAGTTTGGATGTGGCTCAACAATTCTCCACTCTTCAGGGGCTTCTTTAACAACAAGAGGCTTTCCTTCTAGAACTGCTTGATAGCAAGAAAGGACTTCTGGAATGGCGAAGTCATATTCGTCTGCCAGGTAAAGCCATCCGTATTTCATAGCCTGTTGAAGTAAGCCTGGAACCCAAACCATTTCTTCGCCCTGAACTGTGTATTGTCCGGTAACGTGCGCCTCTTCCATGTTTCCTGTGTGTTGCACACGAACTGTTGGCCAATTGAAAGAGGAAGCAATGAACTCCCACAAAGTAGACTTACCTGTTCCTGCATGTCCCCAAATCATTGTTGGGATATTCAGTTCAAGTCCCATCACTGCGGTCTTGGTTTCTTCAGGCTGTGGAATGTAGTTTTCGAATGATTTCTTACATGGAATCAGGTGATTCCAGGCTTCATCAGATTCAGGCAGCTTTACTGGAATTGGATCGCCTGTTTTTGATTTGAATTGATCTTTAAGGATCTTTTCAGAAGCTAAAACTTGGTGAAGATAAGTTCCCTCATCTTCAGTCTTTTCAACTTCTTTAACGGAATCTGATGCCGAAACCTTCTCACGTTTGCGATTTTCAATCTGTAAAACAGCGTATTCAGAAAGCAACGGTGCTTCTGGGAACTCTTCGCTGTAGCGCTCAAGCGTATATTCAGGGTGCTCTTTCTTTAAGTGCGGTTTGATTGCGTGAGTCTTTGCACCACAGATTTGACAAGTAATTTGGGCTGTTGAGTTAGCCATTAAGTTATCTCCTAAATTGTTTCTTAACTTGTTATGCAATTCATATTACATGAATATTCAAATAATGTAAGTAATCTTTTACTTACTTTTTGTCGCCTAGTAAAGCCTCTGACAAAATACCCATCAAACTTTGAGGTAGCTCAGTAACGTCATCAAGCACACAGTTCTTTGGGTAGTAACTCACGACACTTCTGGTTTCAATGCCTACTCCAATAACATCGATACCCAAATCAGCCATCAGGTAGTCTTTAACAACCTTTATCATTTCATCGTGTTTACCTCGTTTTGTTCCCCAACCATAAGCCGGAGAACCGTCGGACAATACGATCATCAATTTTTTTGCTGACTTTTGGGTCATCAAACGCTTGGCACATAAGCGTAAAGATTCGCTATCGATGTTTTGATACAAGCAAACAGAACCACGTCCTTCATAACCTGTAAATGCCATCCTTCCTGTGGTCACTGGGTTCAAACTCTCGGAAAACGCTTTAAAAATTGGCAAATAGATCGGGCCATAAGAAGAGTAATCATCTGGATCATCACCCGCTCTTATCGATTCTCGAATTGCTTTATGTAGTTCTTCTGAATCAGTTTCGCGCCCCTCAGCCGTGAACCCAATAACTTCATTGTTGATCTTTAATCTGCTCAAGACACTAGAAAGTGCATAGGCAGACTCCATAGCAACCTTAATCCTGTTCCCACTCATAGAGCCTGAACAATCAACTACCAAGGATACATCGACATCCTTGGCGGACTTCAACTCCCTCTGATAGAACACTCGATCGTCACCAGATTTCAGACGATGCAATGAAGCAGTGTTAATTCGCCCCTTTCGCTTTCCACCCATCTTTCTGGCTCTGCTCTTAGCGGCAATAATTCGCTCAAGCGTCTTTTGCAGTGGCCCAGTAATTTTATTGCTTTTATCTACTAGCTTTTCAGCGAGATACGATTGGTCACTTGGTAGGTTTGGTGCGTAGTCAACCAAGTCGAAATCACGACTCCAAACAGAGAAATCCCCGGAGTAACTATCCGGCCGAGACATAGATAAAGCGGTAGAAACGTCCCCGTCAAAATCGCGCTCTTCGAAGTCGCCAAGACTAAGTTCTTTCGTTTCTCCTCCCTCAAAATCAGGTTTGCTTGCAGAGTCATCCTCACCTGACATTCCTGAGTCATCTTTCTCTTCTTCACCTGGCTCTTCACTGCCAGAACCGTCCTTGTCGACATCGGCTTCGTCAGAGTCGTCTTCTTTTGATTCATCTTCACCATCAGACTCAGAGTCGTCTTCTTCGGGATCTTCGTCTTCTTCGGGATCTGCTGGCTCCTCACTGTCATCGCCATCTTCGTCTCGATCACTAGAACCATCGCTTCCTTCAGAACTGCCTTCTTCGCTTGAATCCCCTGACTCACCCTTGCCGTCAGTGGCATCATCTGACTCATCTGACTCATCTGACTCATCTGACTCATCTGGTGAATCTCCCTTGTCGCCGCCCTTATCGTCAGGCATATCGGGTTCTGGTTTAGATTCTTCGTCTTCGTCTTTTGGAGGGAAGATCGCCTCAAAGATTTCAATCGACAAGTTAGCGCCATCAAAACTGTCTTTTAAATCCTGAATTCGATCTTCAAAGGGCTTTAGTCGATCCCAATAATCCGACAGACCTTCAGCTTCAAAATGCTCTAACAAACATTTGAATTCTGAGTGTCCACCCAATAGACGAATCATTGGAATATATGAGTAGTTAAACAACTCTTCGGTAGATTTGGCTTCTTTGATCGACTTCTTAAAGAAGTTCTCAATGTAATATTCGCGGGTAGAAGACAAGTTGCTCCCGGAACCTTTGTATTTTTCTGCCTGCTTCTTCTCAATGAAAACATCTTCAACGGCATTACTCGTTGTATTCAGGAAGTTAGCAAAATTTTCTGGAAGCTTTCTTTTCTTAATGTATGGAACAATGATCTTCTTGTAGGCGTCAGGCTCAGTAAACAAGGCGTGAGCACACTCATGATCCACGAAGCCTTCAATTGCTTTAAGGAAATCGTCAGGCGCATCATCTTTGATATAGGGGATATTGATGACGGATGGCTTACCATCTTCATCATACGAGCAATAGGCGTTAGAGCCACGTTGGGTCACTTTAATATCGGACTCAGAAAGAATCCGTGTCACAGAGACGACTTTGGCTCTGAGTAGTTCAACTCTTCTTCTAGACATGATTTAATTTTCTCCTAAAATCTGTAAGTCATTACTTACTTATTTATTATAAGCAAAAAAATAGGGAGTGATACAAGATCTACTCCCCTCTTTTTTCTATTTTACTTGCCTAGATGACTCGTAAAGATAGCTCAAGATAACCTGACATCCCACCAATGAGGAGTGTCTTCGTGGCGTTGATCTTGTTGAAAACAATAACTTCCAAACCTCTATACTTACATTCTTTCTCTATTCCGGCGGCCTTCCCTAGCGCCACATACTTATCTGCGAACTGATCTATCGTCAGAGGGTTCATCACGGTCATAATACATCCATCCTTAATGACTTGTTTATACTTTAGCGGGTATTGCGGGCTTGATTTTAGTAAGTTAGAACTTATTGTCAATAGTCCGTAATATTACGGATGGCTAATAAAATCAAATTCTTACATTTGTCTATTTCCATCCC